GAAAAGAATTTACAGATGAGGAAGGCAATAAGTGGTCTTCAATGGAAAACTTATTTGAAAGAGCAGTTGAAGGCACAGCATTAAAAGTTCAAAAGTTTCCTAATGGTACTGTTGATCTGGTGTACTCAGACATAGTTGATGCAGAGGTAGAAAGAGAACTTCCTCAAGAAGTTTTTGACAGATTAACAGAAGTAAGTGGTATTGACGCTGGAGGAGGTGGTGGAGCCGCAGATACTCCAGAAACTAATTTAGAGGCTCCTGAGTTTGACGATATAACTGATGACACTACAGTAGATGCTCCTAGTGTAGATCCAACAGTAGACCCTGTTGTAGCACCTCCGTCTACAGAATCTGGTATTTCAGGGGAAAGCCCTAATACCAGTGATTCTTCAGCACCTGATGAATCTGCTACTTCCAACGAAGACCAAACTGACATATCTTTGTTATTTGGTATTGATAACCCTAATGTAATAAACAACAGCGGTGTTACAGGCGGTGGTATGCTATCTTCAACAGGAAACCAAGGGGATTCAGGAACTACAGGTACAGGAACCACAGGCACTACAGGCACTACAGGCACCTCTGGAACCTCTGGAACTACCGGAACTACAGGTACAGGAACAGGTACTACAGGAGGAGGCGCTGGGTCTACAGGCTCTACAGGGACTACAGGCGGTGGTACAGGGGGAGGAGGTACAGGATCTTCAGCTACTACTGGTGGCACTTCAGGCACTACAGATGGTTCAGGTGCTGCTGGGGGTGCAGGAGGTGCCGGTGGAACCGCTAGTGGTGGTACTGCTTCAGGTGGTGGGGCAGGTAATGCAGGACAAGGAGACGCTGTTGGAGGAGGCACAGGCACAGGCACTGGATCTGGTAGCGGTAGTGGTTCAGGTAGTGGCTCTGGTAGCGGTAGCGGCTCTGGGAGCGGTTCTGGGTCTGGAAGCGGGTCAGGCAGTGGTATGTTTGGAGGCGGGGGAGTAACTGACTTAGTGTTTGGTGACTACATGAATAAATACCAAGCACCAGAGTTACTAGAGCGTGTGTTGCCGTTACAAGGTTATCAAGCACCACAAGGTTTATTTAGAGGAATAATTTAATGGCTACAACGTACCTAAGTTTAATGAATAGTGTACTGAGAAGACTCAGAGAAGAAGAAGTAGCTGATGTTACTGAAACAGCTTACTCTAAAATGGTAGGAGACTACATCAATGATGCTAAGAGTTTAGTACAGGACTCACATGATTGGTCTACTTTAAGAAAGACTGTGGTTGTACCTACAGTAGAAAATACTACAGAATATAGCTTGACAGGAGCAGGAGAACGTGTTAAACTATATAGTGCTATAAACGATACTTCAAACTTCTTTATGCACTATGAGTCTCCAAACTGGTTTAGTAATGCCTACTACATTTCAGGGGAAGTTACAGGCACTCCTGACTCCTATACGTTTAGTGGAGTAGACAGTAATGCTGATACTAAAGTAAGAGTATACCCTAAGCCATCCGGTGTATTTTCATTACGATTTGATGTGTGCTCAAGAGAGCCTGATTTAACAGTAGACTCTAGTACTACAGTACTGCCAGCAATGCCTATCATACATAATGCTGTAGCTTTACTTGCTAGAGAGCGTGGTGAGACAGGCGGTACTACTACACAAGATTATTTTATCATTGCAGATAAACATCTTAGTGATGCTATTGCACAGGATGCATATAAGAATCCTGAAGAATTTATTTACACGGTGCAATAATGGCACAGCAAAGAGAAAACATATACATTGGTGCTCCAGGATTTAGAGGCATCAATACTCAAGATGCTCCTGTAGGTCAGGATGCTTCTTATGCTTCTATAGCAGAGAATGCAGTCATTGACAGCTTTGGACGTATAGGTGCTAGGAAAGGCATTAATCTTTTAACTAGCAGTGCTTCTCCTTTAGGGTCTAGTGTTGGCGTAGAGAACCTATTCCAGTATGTAGATTACAGTGGTACAACTGTAGTGTTCTCTACTGGTAACAATAAGATATTTACAGGCACTTCTAGCCTTACAGACATAACTCCAAGTGGCTATACAGTATCAGCTAACAATTGGAAGATTATAAACTTTGCTAACCATGCGTACTTTTGGCAGTCAGCGCATGAGCCTCTAATATACACAGATGAATCTGGCTCAGGTGTACTAGCAGCTATGAGTGACCATAGCCATTCTACAGGTACACCACCGCAGGCTAATGAGGCTTTAGCGGCTTTTGGTAGAGTATGGGCTGCTGACGTTGTAAACAATAAACACACTGTCTACTGGTCTGATAGTCTAAATGGTCATGCGTGGACAGGAGGCAGCACAGGTAGCTTAGACGTTACATCTGTATGGCCTACAGGACATGATGAGATTACTGCACTAGCAGAGTTTAATGACCTGTTGGTTATCTTTGGTAAGCGTAGCATCCTACTGTACTCCGGTGCTTCTTCACCTTCTAATATGACGCTACAGGACACTATTACAAACATAGGCTGTGTAGCTAGAGACAGCGTACAGTCTACAGGCTCAGACTTGTTTTTCTTATCTAGCTCTGGTGTCCGTAGTTTAGGTAGAGTTATACAAGAAAAGTCTAACCCTATTGGAGATGTCTCTAGGAGCATTAGAGATGAACTTGTTTATAACACTACTCTTGAAGTAGGTAACATTAAATCTGTATACAGCGTAGAGAATGCTTTTTATCTTTTAATATTCCCTGTAACCGCTAAGATTGTTTACTGTTTTGATGTAAGAAGTAAGCTAGAGGACGGGAGTAACAGAGTTACAACATGGCCTACTACGGGTATCTTAACGGCTGCTAGAGATGATGTTGGAGGAGAACTATACTTTGGAGGTGTATCCGGTGTATCTAGATACTTTGGATATTTAGACAACACCAGCACTTACATAATGAAGTACTACACACAGCCTCTAGCCTTTGGTGATCCTTCCAGAGTAAAGATGCTTAAAGAAATTAATTTAACTCTTATAGGTGGGTCAGGTAGTCAGCTAGTAGCTAACTGGGCTTATGACTATACAGAAGGTTACAGTAAGCAAGCGTTTACTGTAGCCACAAGTTTGATAGCTGAGTATGGAGTAGCAGAGTATAACGTAGCGGCTTCAGAGTACAGTGCAACTATTGTTATTGATGTTGCAAAGCTAAAAGCTAGAGGATCAGGTAAGGTAGCTACTATTGGTATAGACGCTACAATAGACGGCAGAGCATTGTCCATACAAGAACTAAATACAGAAGCTATTATAGGTAGACTAATTTAATGAGTAATTACACAAAAACAACTAACTTTGCAGCTAAAGATTCTTTACCTTCAGGCAATGCTGGAAAGATTGTAAAAGGCACTGAGATAGATGCAGAGTTTAATAACATTGCAACTGCATCAGCAACTAAAGCAGACATTAACGATGCAACATTAACAGGCACTACTACTTTTGGTTCCTTGAATGACGGCACTATCACTATCACAGGCTGGGTAGATGAAGACAATATGTCCTCTAACAGTGCTGTGCTGGTGCCTACACAACAGTCCGTTAAAGCCTATGTAGACTCAACTACAACAGCACAGGACTTAGATGTTACTGATGGTTCTTCAAGTATTGACATTGACTTGGACTCTGAGTCTCTAGGTATCTTAGGTGGCACTGGTGTTACCTCTACTGCATCTGGTACTGGTGTTACTCTAGCCATTGACAGTACTGTAGCTACACTTACCGGCTCACAGACACTTACGAACAAGACGCTTACTACTCCTACTATCCTTACATCATTTACTATAGGTTCCGCTACAATTAGTGAAGCAGAACTAGAGATACTGGACGGTGCTACAGTTACTACAGCAGAGTTAAATGTACTTGATGGTATTACTAGCACTACAGCAGAACTAAACATTCTGGATGGTGTCACAAGTACAGCAGCAGAGATAAACATACTAGATGGCGTTACTTCTACTACAGCGGAACTGAATAAGCTAGATGGTTTTACAGGCGTTGTTGCTGATCTTAACTATGCAAAAGACTTAAATGCTACAGGAGTAACTGCTTCAGAGTTTGATATTTTAGACGGACTTACATCTACTACTGCTGAACTTAACATACTAGATGGAGTCACTAGCACCACAGCAGAACTAAATATCTTAGACGGTGTTACGTCAACTACAGCGGAACTAAACATCCTTGATGGAGTCACCAGTACTGCTGCTGAGTTAAATATCTTAGATGGTGTCACTAGTACAACTGCTGAACTTAATATCCTTGACGGTGTAACCTCTACTGCAACTGAGTTAAATCTTTTAGATGGAGTCACAGCAACTACAGCAGAACTTAATTACACAGACGGTGTAACTTCAGCTATACAGACTCAGTTAGACAGTAAGATTAGCGGTGCAGATGCAGCCCTTACAGGCAACGCTACTATTACTACATCCGATAATACTACTCAATTAGCACTGATCTCTACGGACGCTGATGCTAACGCAGGGCCAATATTAGATCTATTTAGAAACTCTGTATCAGCAGCGGACAATGACTTAACTGGTCAAGTGTACTTCTCAGGTAAAAACGATGCCGATGAGAAAACATACTACGGTCAGATAACTTCACAAATAACAGATGTATCTAATGGCTCTGAAGACTTTGCTTTAGAACTTTCTACGTTAACTGCTGGTGCTTCTAATTCACGCTTGTTTATAAGCCCTACTGAAACTGTATTTAATGAATCTAGTGCTGACTTAGACTTCCGCATTGAGTCCGATGGCAATACTAACGCCTTCTTTTTAGAAGGCTCATCAGGCAACGTGGGTATTGGCATTAGCCCAAATGCTTCTGCTGATTTACACGTTGCTGATACCTCAGATGCTCGCATATGGATAGAGGCAACCAACGGCGACACGATGGAGTTGTACGCAGGAACAAATGTTTCTTTGTTCAATAGAAGCAACAACGCTTTGACGTTCGGTACAAACAACATAGAACGAATGCGAATAAACAGCGCAGGCAACGTGGGAATTGGTGGCTCTACAATTACCGATGTAAACCTGCTAAACATTCAAGGGTCTGGAGCTTCTAAAAACATTGGTGTTGTTTTTAATGACACAAATACTAGCAAGATATTTGCCATACAGAATGGAGGTAGTGCATTAAAGTTCTTTGATTACACAGCATCAGCAGAACGCATGCGCATAGACACATCAGGGAATGTGGGTATTGGCATGACTCCAAGTGCTTGGCACGCAAATTGGACTGCATTGCAATTGGGGGCTACTGGTTTCGTAGGTCAATATCAAGCGGGAGC